TTCAAAACTGTTCCCAGATCTTTTCATATACGACCGATATCGAAAAGAAGTCGTCGAAAACTTTATCAAAAGACAAAAAATATCCAAAGAACATCTTCCCAACCCTTGGTCAGTACTCGTAATGGACGATTGCATGGATGATGTGAAAATATTCAACGATCCGTTAATGATAGGGTTGTTTAAGAACTCTCGGCATTACAACATGCTTTCTATATTCGCGAATCAATACGTGTTCGATTTCAAACCTGTGATTAGAACGAATTTAGATGGAGTGTTCATTTTTCGTGACCCAAATCAAGCTAATAGAGAAAAAATCTATAAAAACTTTGCGAGCATTATACCCTCCTACAAAATATTCTGTCAATTGATGGATGAATTAACTACTGATTATACTTGTATATATATCAACAATCAAATACAAAGCAATGAATGGACAGATTGCGTTTTTTGGGTAAAAGCAGAACAAGTGCCAGACTTTAAATTCGGATGTGACGATTACTGGCAATTCGCGTTAACACGACAATCAGATCAATAGCAAATGACTATATAAAATTGGCTATTAATAAAAATGATTTACTGTGGAACAGAAGTGGATATTAGTGCTAATAAAGATTGCTTAATGAAAGGAATTGGTGTTCGATTGTTAGACGATACAATAGAAGCAAATGACTCTTATGCGCACCACCCGAAGACATCTTATGATTTTTTTGAAAAAGGGTTGAGTGTTGGTAAACAATTGAAAGAAGGGTTCGAAGGTCAAGAGCTAAACCGGAGCGAAGCTCTTCGACACATTGTCATAACGTTAGTTGTGACATTAATCGTATTTGGTGTTGTTTACATGATTCACTCATGGATATGGGCCTTACTAGTTTCAGTAGTCGTAGGAACTTTGTTTTGGTTGTACTGTGATTGTTCATAAATAAATTTTAATTTATCACAAATTGTGATAAATTATTCATCATCTCTTGACATAATAAATAGTTTCATCGTACCTATATCACTAACGCATTCTAAGTATAAAGGCTTACCATGTTCTATGTATAGCTTGACAGGGCTACTGATAAATGAGCTTATTTTGCTGATACGGTTAAATTGATCTGTATAGTAAGATTGATATATTAATTGATTGTCATCCAGGGATGTTTGTTTAAAGGTGAGTGTTTTTTTGGATATACCAGTTTGGAATGAGAATGTGACTCTTCCATTTTCTTTAGTAACAGTGACCATCTGAGATGTAAAGGATCTGCATATTTGGTTGAAGTAGTTGTTTATTATTTCTGTGGGCTGGGAATTGTATTGTTGATGCCTGATTGGGGTGATGTTTTGAATATTTTCAATGCTTACTTCTAAAGCTTGTAAACCATCACCATCACTGTTTTCTTTTTGAAAATCAAATATATAAGGTTTCGTAATTGACATAATTACTACATCTTTGTTTTTAATGTATTTGAAAAAGTCTTTATTTATATTTGATCCTAAACCAATATACATCGGCTCTGAATCTTCAAATATGTACTCATCAAAATTATTAGAAGGGAGGAATATGGATATTGTAATGTTTTGAGTAGTAACATGTTCCAAAAATAATCCAGATTTGTCTATTGTAAAGCATGCAGTCGTCATATTTTGAAATAAAACTTCAAACATAGCTTTAAATTTACCTCCATATTTAGTGACAGCTTTAAACATTTTTCAAGAAAAACAAATACATAACCCAATTATGTTTATTATTATAATAAAATGGGAGCATCTGTTTCAAAAAACATTTCAAATGCAGTAACCAAGGCAATTGCTAAAACATCCTCTAATATTATACACAATACGCATGTAGGATATGATCAAAGTCAAATTATTAGCATAGGAACTGCAGATAAAGATATCGTAATCAAGGGAAATCGTTTTACCCAAAAAGCGAACGTTAACATGCAAGCTCTTCTTGATGCTTTGAGCAAGGAGGAAAACCAGCAAAGAATGTTAGCAGAACTTACTCAAGAAGCAAAAAGTATTACATCGGGCTTAAATTTGGCTCAATACTCAAATGCTCAAGATATACTTAATATTCTAATAAATTCAACATCAACTATTTTAAGCACTATATCTCAAACATGTAGCGCTTTTGCTAATCAACAGCAAGCAATCACGATCGAACTTGCACATGGAGGAGTACGTATAATAAACAATGTATATGAACAAATATATGATATATTACAAAGATGTGCTGAAACAGCCGTTTCAGAAAATGCAAATTTACAGGATTTATCAGCGAAGTTATCTCAAACATCAAATGCTGAAAGTCTTGGTATATCTATGTGGGCAATTGTTGCAGCTTTGTTGGGAATTCCAGTTGTCGGAGGTATAATCGGAGGCATAGCTGTGTTGAAATTTATTTTTCCAGTTATTGGAATAATAGGAATCGGTTTTATTGCCGCTTATTTCACATGGACAGAAGAAGATATGAAATTAACCGGATTTTCATCAATGATCAACAAGACTCCTATATGTAACGGAGAACTAATTTCTCCTCAACCATCAGTTGAGTTTTCCAGTGCTGTATACGCGTCAAAAGAATGTGATAAAATGCCTAATTGTAAAGCTTTTGATTGGGAAGGAATGGCATTGACACAAACTGGCAATTATACAATTATGAAAAATCCTGTGACACGCTTCTATCAAACAGTGTCTCCGAATTGTGAGCCAAATATAAAATTGGATAACACGCTATTATTGTACACTCCCAAGGCATATTCTGGACCGGAAGTACCTCAAATAGAAAAAATTCCATTGGCGATAGAAGGAGATATATATTTAGACACAGTTACTAGTCAATGGTTTCAAAGGACAAATAAGTGGCCTACTGGATGGCAGCCTATGGGATCTATCGAAACTGATCGCACTTTTAATAAATTAGAATGGGGTGAAATTAACCCTCTTGTTGTTTCTATTAATAATCCTTCCAAAAATGATATGTATATAAATATTTCTAATAAAGCATCTTTTGAAGTTTATCGCTTTACAGATGATGACGGATGGATACTCGAGAAAAAGTTAAAAGGACCTGGATTTTTTCCGAAAGTACCTAGTATTTCAAATACAAGTGGATTTAAGAAAAATATTAAAAAAAATTGGCTTCTTTATACTGGGATAGGATGTATTTTGCTGTCAATCGGAGGGACATTTATGACATATAAAAGAAGAACTGAAAAATTTGAAGAATGTAGTGATTATCCTTTCTTTTTTTAATTGTGTGTAATTAAAAATGGCAAAAGCGAAAATTAATAATTTTTGGTTGTATGATATCTCACAGTTGTTTAAATCTATGAGTCTTATTCCCAAATCAACCGATACACTTAATGATAAATTAAACACTATAATGCGTCTCTCAATTATCGCATGCACCGTCATTGCTATTTATAAACCTATACTTGCTCTTAACACATTATTAATAATTGCAACGTTGACAGTTGCAATACAGTCTTCATCGTCTTCATCATCAGTTGTTGTAGAACCTTTTGAAGATGTTGTAGAACCTTTTGAAGACAATTGTGATTTTGAATCACGTAATAAAGTTTCTGATATCAAAATTTTTATGAAAGAATTTATTACTCCAAACAATAGTGTTGGAATAAATTCTTTACGATTTTGCAACGATGAAGTTCCATATGAATACTCTCTCAATGGAACACTTGTTGGAGATGCAAATCCTAAAACTAAAATTCCACCATTAATTCCTAGACCGTCATATGATTGGAAATTAAACGATTTTGTAATACATTCAGGAATAAATGCTCGTACAAATTTTGATCTTCATAATTCTGGATATACTTCATCTTTAATACCCTCAGCTGATACAGGCCCTAAATGCTCCTCAGCTTATACAGGCCCTAAATGCTCCTCAGCTTATACAGGCCCTAAATGCTCCTCAGCTTATACAGGACCTAAATGCTCCTCAGCTGCAGAGGGGCCTAAGCTGTCAGAGTCAGAGGGGTCTAAGCTGTCAGAGTCAGAGGGGTCTAAGCTGTCAGAGTCAGAGGGGTCTAAGCTGTCAGAGTCAGAGGGGTCTAAGCTGTCAGAGTCAGAGGGGTCTAAGTTGTTGCCACAATGTGAAAGAATTCGTGATAATCTTCTAACTCAAACATTACAACCTGGTGTATATCAGAAATCGTACATAGGTGAACCGATTCAAAGTAATATCGGCATTTCTTATACTCAAGAATTTGTACCTACTATTGTTGAACAAAATTCAAATTCGATTAAGTATACCCAATTTGAAGATCAACCTCCATATAGCGAAGAGATAATTAAGCGTCCAGTTGATCAAAATATATATAATGTTTATGATCCGAGATTTACAGGATATGGAACAGGATACAGAGCGTACATCGATAAGATGGAAAGAGCTCAATTTTTTTATGATGATATAAATTCGATTACGATGCCTAATTACATAGTTCGAAGTAAAATTGATTCATTTCCTTGGGCAGATTCATATGGAAATGAAGAGACGTTCGTGAAAAGTTCTTGCGGTGTCTCGGCGACGCCGTGCGATAATGGAAATTTTCGATCTCTTGCTAATAATGCGTTTACAGATTCAGCAATTTTATTTAGAACAGAAATGCAAGAAAGATTAATGAGAAAACGCAATGCTGAATTATGGCAACGTCGCGCTTTTCCAATATCAACTATGAATAAAGTGAGTTATTTGGCGCGATAAAAGAAATAAATTGAAATAAAAAATGAGTAATAACAATAGTAACAATAGAATACAAAATGACTTATATGTTAATGCATTTTTTATTTCTGGTATTCCAATACAAAGTGGTTATCCTAACGACCAACAAATTTTAGTGTATAATGTTAATTTCGGACAATGGATATATCAAGATATAAATAGTTTAATAAATATAACTGGATCTACTGGACCAACAGGATATACGGGTTACACCGGCGAGACAGGGCCAACGGGCTATACAGGCTACACTGGGCCAACGGGATACACAGGTGAAACAGGGCCAACTGGTTACACGGGCTATACAGGCGAAACAGGGCCAACTGGTTACACGGGCTATACAGGCGAAACAGGGCCAACTGGTTACACGGGCTATACC